CGGCGGCGGTGAGGCCGCGTACTTCGACCTCACCGACGCCGGGGACATTTACGACCTCGCTGGGAACCGTTGCCTTGAGCCCGAGAAACTTGGTCTTCAGGTCGCTCATGGATCAGCCCAGGGTGACGGCGCCGGTGATCTTCATGGTGAACGACGCGGTGAGCGCCGAATCCATGCCAGCCTTGACCGAGAAGTCGGTCACGAAGCAGTTTCCAGAGGCGGTGTGCGTCGTGCCAGAAGCGCCGAATGTGAGCGCAAACGACTTGGCGGTTGGAGCGGTTGAGGCTGCGGTGTCGTCAAGCTGATCCCACAGGGCGCTGTGCGCGCTGAGGATGTTCACTTCCATCGAGATCGTGCCGCTGTCGATCAGGCCCGCGACGAACTTGCGATGACGGTCGGCGAGCGTGGTCACGTCGATCGTGTTCAGCTTGAGGCCGTCGATGTTCAGGCTGAGAACTTCGGCGACTGCGACCGCGTTGAAGGTGATGGTGGTGCCGAACGTGGGCACCGCTGCGGTGATTCCTGGCATGGTGTGATCCTCCTAAATGATCAAGGAACGCCACCACCGGGCTCGGTGATGGTCGTGGGTGAAACGGAGCTGGAGCGGTACGTCGCTTCCAGCGTGACGCTTGTGATGTGAATGCCGGTCTCGGTGGCCTCGCTGCCCACGTCGTACTGGCTGGTGATCCCGGTCTCGCGGATCTCAAAGATCGTCACGCTCCGGGCTTGGCCGCTCGCGCCGTGCATCTTGACTCGCACGGCCTCCGCGATCTGGCGCGACACCTTCAGCGTCGAGGCGATGCAGTCCACCTCGACGGTGAACTTGCGCAGGCAGTCCGTGCGGCCGAAAGTCGGCGAGACGTTCGCATCCTGCCCCGTGGTGAGCACGATGGCGGGGAGCGTGGAGGTGTCGCGGAACGCGGTGAAGATGCGCGTGGAAACCAGATTGGTGACGCTGGTCGATTGCGTCAGCGCATCTCGCACGGCTGCGACGATCGCCTGGCTGCTCATCACTTCACCCCCGCGCGCGCAGCGGCTTGCGCCACGGCCCGCTCAAATGCCGCCGGCATCTTCTGATTCAGCTGCGCCACGGCTCCATTCGCCCAGCGCTTCAGCATCAGCAGGCCCGCGCGCCAGCCGGTGTATTTGCGGGAGCCCTTGTATCGGCCCTTCTCGATCAGGTGGATGCCAGGGCCGAACGCCTTGATGCGCAGGAAGAAGCCTTCCGACTTCTTCAGCTTGGCGACCTTGAAGCCGAAGCCTTCCTGCGTCAGCGTGCGCACGGCCAGTGCGCGAGAGAACCCGACGGGCAGACCCTGCTGCCGGCGTCGGCTCCACCAGCGGTGCTGCATCGCGCGCGTCAGGGATTCGTTGTCGTGCTTGCCCTTCTTTGCCTGGTAGTAGTGCATCAGCCCGTTGCGGGTAGGGCGGCCGATGTCCTCCAGAACTTCAAGGATCAGCGGCGCGAGGGTCTCTTCATTCAGCGAACGGATCGCCTCCTTGAGCTCGGGCATGCCCTCGATCAGGTACTTCTGCAGGTTTGACGTGCGGCCGGAGCGTGCCATCAGGTCACGATCTCCCGGCACATGAGGTCGAGGTACTGCCGGCGCTCCTGCCAGTCCACGACCGTCACGACCTCCCAAGTGCGCGAGATGGTGCCTTGCTCGTCGCTGACGGTGCGCAGTTGGCTGCGGTGGCTGACGGTGGGGTGCCAGCGCATGCGGATGCGGTGCGTCACCGTCTGATTCATCTGGCGGTGGTTCATCTTCTCGTCTGCGCTCGCGTCGTTGATCGCGGCGAAGAGCACCGTGCCGCTGCCGGCGGCGTTCACGGTGCGCACGGGCTGACCGTACTCGTCGGTGCTGGTGGACGCGCCGAGCAGTTCGAGCGGGGTGCGCATGTAGCCCGGATTCACTGATAGTCCCCCGAGTGGTACTGCACGATCAGGCGCTGCACCGTGAAGGGGATCTCGTTCACGATGTTGCCGATGTTCACGCTGCTGCGGTTGTCGTACAGGTGCGCAGCCTGCAGCAGCACGGCGTGGCGCAGGGCGGCGGGGATGTTGGCGGTGGCTGCGCCATAGCCCGCGGTGAAGTTCACGGTGACATCGAGCGCGCCAGTGCCCAGCGTGGCCGGCCAGGAGGAGGTGCTCTTCAGCACGACGCGGCCGATGTTGTCCACGCTGTAGGCGTGGTACTCGCTGCTCGCCAGCGTCTGCGTCGCGCCGGCGGTGTCGGTGTAGGTGATGCTGGAGACGCTCAGCCAGGGCGAGCGGGGCAGGATGATCTGCCCGGACGCTGGGAACTCCTCCAGCTGGTAGGAGAACGCCCGGGTGATCAGGGCACGCCGGGTCTCGTTCTCGATGCACTGCGTGGCCGTGAGCACGAGCGTGGCGATGTATGCGTCGTCCTGCGCGTGATAGATACGCGCGTGCGTCTTCAGGTCGCTGGTGCTCACGGCCGCGGTAACTGCGCCTGCGTCGGTCAGGTTCGTCCTCATCGCTTGGCTGCCTTCCTCGTCGCCTTGCAGCAGTCGGGTTTCACGCAGGCTTCAGGCTGGTCTGGGTGGGCCTCGGCGCGTTCGGCGAGCCCGGTGGCAATCAGTTCGATCGCGGTGCGCTCGTCGACGGTGATCAAGTCGCCAGGCGCATGCACGGCCTGCTGGACGATGAATGGCTGGATGACTCGCACGGTCTTCATGGTTGGAAATCCGCCCGGGGGCTTTCGCCCCCGAGCGGTGTGGGTTCAGGTCAGTGATCAGGTGGAGCTGGTGCTCAGGTAGCGGAAGGCGTTTACGTTGGTCACCGTAAAATCGACTCGGCTCTGCGCGTAGTAGCCACTTTGGTTGCTTTCCGCGTAGCGCTCGCGCAGCACCTTGAGGGTGTAGCCGTTGCGCTCGCCGATCACGCCGTAATCGAACGCGCCGATGCAGGCCAGCTTGGCGGGGTTGCCAGTGGTGCCTGCGCTCGACACGGCGAACGACGGGTAGATCGGGATGCCCATGAAACGATCGGGCTCGCCGAGCACGCCGCTGGGCTGCCAGAAGTACGTCGTGGTCGAGCTAGCGATGATCGCCAGCTTGCGCAGGTTCTGCAGGAAGGTGTCGCTGCAGACGATCGCGCAGCTGGGGTGCATGCGGTACTCGCGCGGCAGGCTGTAGACGAAGTCGATCACGTCAGCGATCGCGTAGGTCGGTGCAGCAGCCGTGCCAGCAAAAGCCTTTCCGTCTGCGATCAGGTTCTGGCCCGTGGCGGTGTAGGTCATCAGGCCGCGGGGGTTCGGTGCCGTTGCGTTGCCGGCGATGAAGCCGTTCTCCTCCACCTCGGCGAACTTACGAGCGAACTGCTCGGTCAGGATCGACTCGATCGAGAAGCCGGGGCCGCGAGCGGGGGCGTCTTCGATCAGTTCGTTCGAGACCAGCGCGAGGCCAGCCAGGCGACGAGGCTGCAGCGTGCGTGCAGCGAAGGTGCCAGTGCTGTCGCTTGCAGCTCCGGCCTCGGCCAGGAACGATGCGCCGACCAGACCCGTTTCGATCGCGATCTCGCGCTTGAACGAGCCCAGCGGCATCACCTTGCAGAGCTTGCGCATGATGCACATCTGCTGCAGGCGCTTGGTCAGCTCCTGGTGGAACTCAGTCGGGGGCAGCACGTCGCCGGAGCCCGAGGTGCCCTCGGACAGGGCGCGCATTTCGGCCACGGGGGTGTGCTCGCCACGCTTCAGGTAGGTCGCGTAGGCGTTCTGGTACTCGTCGCTGCAGCGGAAGTCGCCGAAACGCGGGGCGCGCTGGGCGGTCTCGCGAGCAGCGGGAGCGCGACGCACTTCGGGCGCCTCCGGGCCCACGTCAACGAAGCCCGCGTCCTTGTCCTTCGCGGCGAGGCCCATCAGCGCGTGGTTGCGCTCGATCTGGCTCTGCACGCTGCGGTACTCGGCGTTCAGCGCGTCGAACTTTGCGGTGTCCTCGGCGCTCATGTCGCCGCCGTTGGCGTTGGCCGCCTCGATCATGTTCTGCATGGCGCGGTAGCGGGCGTCGTTGCCCTCGCGCAGTTCCTTGTAGCCCTTCATGGTGTTGTTCCCTTTCAATGTGCGGCGATCAGCCGCGGTGGATTCCAAATGCCGCGTTCACGTCAGTCAGCGCTCCAGCGCATCGAACCGACACGATGAACGCGACTTCGTTCGTGGCGGCGTAAGTTTCATTCAGTCGCGTCACGCTGATTCCGTTGCCAGCGAACGCGAGCAGGTAGCGCGTGAGGTCGGCTGCAATAAGAAGCTGTTCGCCATTTTGTGGACCGTTGTTGGTTCCAAACTGCGCCGGGCTCATGTCAAAATGTGTCCACGGGCGTCCGAAGAATGTGGTTCCGCCGGAACTCATCATGTTTGCGACCATTCCACCAGTCGACGACCCAAAACCGCCACCGAGACCCGTTGCAGCCGATGAGTAGTGCATGCGAGCGTTCATAATCCATGTCGCTCGCTCCCAATAATTTGGAGCGAGTCGTTCGTCGAAACAAAGGCCAAGCGTTGCATTTAGCATCGCGTTCACTGTTGCTGATCCAAAGTTTCCGACGTTTGATCCGATAGCCGCGGTGGTTGTCAGGCTTCTTCCGTATCGTTTGAGTGTGTTTGCGATACCATGGCACGCATCGCTGCCGGCGGCGCTCGCCGTGCCAGCAGTCACGCTGTCGTCCTTGTTTCCGATGAGAATCTGGCGAGACAGTTCTCGCAGGATGTCTTGCGACGCCTGGCGCACGATGATGCTCTCAACACTTGCGTCGCCCATCTGCGCCGAATCCTCGACCAGTTCCCGAGAAGCCCGCACCATCACGCTGATGCGCTTCAGGGTGAACGTGGAAGTGGATGTGCCAGTGTTGCTTGTGCCTGGTAGCGTGAACGATGGCACAGCCACCTGCGTCTGGCCGCTAGCGGTTGCGTCAAGAAGCGTTCCGGCTTCTCCGGGGTTCTTCTGCACGCTAAAGCCCTGCGAAGCAGAGCTGTTGCTGTTCGGGGGCGTGATGATCGGGACGCTGAAGGTGCCGGTCGAGGTGTATACCTTGCTCACCTTGCCGACGATGCGGTCGTCGCCCAGCTCCTCCATGAACATGTTGGAGAAAGTGGTCGGGAACAGCACGGCGCCGCCCGTCGCGCTGCCCTCGCTCAGTGCGCGAGCCTCCACGTCGGTCAGACCGTTGTGCCCGCGGGCGAGGTAGCGCGAGAACAGGCCGCGGTACTCCTCGCTGTTCCGATCAAGTTTGTTCTTCTCCATCGCGTTCTCCGGTTAGCGCCGGGGTGCGACGAAAAAGGCGCACTAGCCCGGCGGTTCGTTGTCTTCCAGTTCAACGTCCGCATGCAGGCCAGTGCGCCACGAGGGCAAGCACGGAGGTCTGTCTCGCGCGGTGGTGTGCATGCACTAGGCAGTGGCACCCACGCGCGGCAGGTATTCAATTGGCCGCCATTGTCGCGTCAAAAAAACGCGATGCAAGGGCGGGGGGTCAGCGCGGCGGCAG